TCCAGTGTGACCGACACGATATCGTCAGCCGTCATATCTCCACCTTCTGGGGACCAGGAGACGCAGGCGAACCCGCGGTAGGCCTCGACCTTGGGGCCGGAGGAGGTGATCTCATACCAACGCACGTCAATAACGTTGCTTGTGCCCATGCCATCAGAGGCAGCTCGTAGCAGTTCTTGGCCTGGATCGTAGACGGTCGCGTCGCCCGCAGTTACCTTGCGCTCAACCTTCATCTCCAGCGACCAAGCCAAGGCGGTGATGTTCTTTGAGTGCCAGCCCCCGCTATCGAAGTCGCTGTCGTCGTTCAATGTCGGTTCCTTGCCAGCCTTGAATTCGGTAACGCCAAATATGCCTACCCAAGTCGGAGCGGCGTAGGTGCCCGAATTCACGTCACAATAATACTTTCGGTTTAGGGTCGCTCCCCCTAAGGGAACCTTGGTTGTGCTAGCCATCTCGCTACCTCCGTTTGGTTCAGTTCGTTGGGTGTTCAGTGCGCGTAGTTTTATATGCCAAGGCCATCATCGGCCTGTTGCTGCTAAGTACGGTTGGTGCTCGGAAGATGCACGCTCATGTAGTAGTTGCTCGCGTTTGCCCACCGGGCATTCTCATCTTGGCCCAAGCCCACAGCGGAATTCAACAAACTTTGCACCACGTACACGCCGCCGGTCAGGGTGACCGCGGTCATGCCGTGCCACCGCTGGTAGATGAGGTCGGACAGATCGTTAACTGGACGGGGATCCTGCCCGCCCCACCGACACCTAACCTGTACGCCGATGGTGGAATCAGAGAGGGATGGTGAGTCGGAGACGCTGTACGCCGTGAGGGTTATGATCCGGTCGGGGCCTTGAGGGATGTTGCCCAAGATAATCCCGGTCTGCGTGATGGTGTAGACGCCTGAGGTCTTCCACGTGCCGATGCCGGCAGTCGCCAGGTCCTCTGCCAGCCCGGTCAATAAGGTAACGGTCGAGCCGCTCACTTGAGCCTGCTTTTGATTTCCTTGGCGATGATTCTATTGACGGTATCCTCTTCTGAGTTGATCGGTTGCTCCAAATATTTAGCTTGGCGACCCGCAGCGTGGCTCCAACTCATTTCCTCATGTTGAGCTATGGCGTAGGGTGCCGCGCCTCCGAGGCCATAGCTGACGGATGCCCGCAGCACACTCTTGTCAACGTCCGTCTCACTGTCCTTCTCCAGCGTACCTTCCTCGTGAGGCGCTAAGCGACGTGATACTTCCAGCACATGCTCGGCGGCTAGGAACAAACCGTGCGCTGCGCCGGCATTGGCTTCACTCTTCACCTTTGCCCCGCGCCAGTCAATCTTCATCTTCACGACACACTCACCTCCACATGTACAGTGTTACCACGTATCGTATGTGGATTCACTGCCATAACCAATGAGACGCGCGAGGATGCCGTTATTCGGGACTCCGGCGTGAAGTAGGCAGAATCATCCGGGTGGATGTAGAGCGTCCGCTCAGACACGCTCTCGTCGCCGTTGGAGTCACGGACTAGTTTGCGGGTGGCGTCCATCCTGCAATCCACAGCAACCGCAGCACCGTAGACGGGACCATAAGCACCGTCGCCTGTGTAGGTCTCTACGGAGACGGTACTCTGTAGCAGCGAGCGGCGGATCTTCATAGTCTGACCGGCTGCCCGGAGTAGAGGTGCGCGATGCGTAAGATCCGCGCCGCTCTGGGTGCGAGGTCCAGCGGCGTGACACGGTTAGCGCCAGCGCCGTACTGCATCTGCATATCACCTAGGACGACACCCTGCATCGGGCCCAGCACGTCATCTTCCTCATCACTGGCAACCCAATACTCAACTTGAGCACAGGTAGCGTCCCGGAGAGCGGCGATGTCGTCGGTAGCGGTTGGGAAGTTGTCAACGTCTACAGGGTATACCGCAGTCCGGATGTAGTCGTCGATGAGACTGGAGGCGCGCAGCAACAACCGAGTAGCGTCCACTGGAGCCGAAACCCCAGTGAACGTCGATAGCTCGGTGCTGGTGGCGTAGGCGGTCATTTCTTAGCCGCCTTCTTCTTTTTGGTCGTCTTCTTGGCCGGCTTCTTCTCGACTTCCGGCTCGATACGCTCCATGTTTACTGAGAAGTCATACTTCGCAGCCATGTAGTCCGGTGCCTCGACTACCATGCCGTTGTCTGTGTTTTTGTAGCGGATCATGACTATACCCGCGGCACTTGGATGGGCAGGATAAAGCCGGTCATGCCCGCTTCGACGGTGATCCTGACCGTCCCGTTATCTTGCAGGTAGCGTGCCGACTCCAGCGGAGGCAGAATCACGATACCCGTAGTAGCGTCAATGGCAGCTGAGACGAAGTTGCCTTGGCCCTCAGATCCAGCGGGGGGATTGTCCCCGGCCAGCACCGTGACCACGTTGGTGGATGCTTCAGTGTTTGCCACGCGGATGACCATTTCCTCCAGCGGGCCGTTCGGGGTAATGACGTGAGTGTTAGCGGCAGCGATAGCCGTGCCGAGGCCAATGGCGGCATCGGTCATGGCGGTCTTGGACAGGTCAACTGTAGCAACTGTAGTATCAGCCATGGTAATGGCCTCCTATGTTTTGCAGATTAAGGCGGGCTAGAGGGCACTTTCAGCCATAGCCCGCCGGGGAACTAGGTGATGGATGCTTCCATGGTGGCTATACCGGACGGGCGTACCAGCTTCGCGCCGTAGAGATGCAGACCCTTGAGTGCGTCACTGAATGCGTTCTCGGGCCGGTACGGCTCTACCTTGTTGATCTGTTCGGCGTAGGTGATCGCGCCGGGATATCCCGCGCTAACCAACCAGTCATCGCCGACTGTATTGGTGACGTTGTTGCTCACCAGCACATCGAAGCCGAATGCGCGGCCCATGGCACCGTTGCGCAGTGCGTCGGTCGTGCCCGCATCCGCGGCGCTAGTGAAGGCCGTGTTCTGCAACAGCAACCCGTGGTACCACGGAGGTACGATCACGTAGCGGCCTTGGGTGGGGACGTTCTTGTTGTCGAGCTTCACCTTCAGCTCTACGAGGTATTGCAGTGCCAGCGCTGCCGTGGTGATGGACGTGGTGCCGATCTCGTTGTCAGTGTCCGCAGCGGTGTAGAGTCCTGCCACGTACAGGTCCGCCACGTCGGCCAGAGCGTAGGCGGCTTCGTCTGCGGCCTCGCTCATGAGTGCCCCGCCATCCTTGGCCTGACGCATGTCGATATCGTCAACCTCGAAAGCGAAGTACTTGGACTGGTCGATGAGCAGACTGCGCTGAGCGTCAGTCAGAGTCTCCGGCGTGATGGTCGTGGAGTTCTTGGTGTAGGTGGCTACGGTCGGGCGCGAGATGCTGACGATGCGTACTGTATCGCCCGACTGCTGAATCTCGCCCTCATAGTTGGAGTTGACAACGCCGGGACCGGCGAAGACAAGGGACTTCTTCAAGCTGGAGAGGAGCTGAGCGCTCCAGATTTCTGGGATAAAGTTCGTGATTGCCATTGTGCTACCTCCTGGTTTACGTGATACCGAGTAGTTGGTTTAGCTGGCCATCCTCTTTCGCTTTGGAGATCTCTTCGGGCTTCATGCCCTTGATGTCCTCGCGTGAGAGTTGGCCGGGTACAGGTGTGCCACCGCCCACAGGACCACCACTGCGCGTCGGGGCTGATGTTGCACCCTTGAGCGCCGGGTTGGCCTCTACTGCCGTCTTGATCGTCGCTTCCACCTGGGATGCGAAGTCATCGGCAGCGGGGTCGATGGATTCCAATTGCTGCATGAAGCTCCGAGAATCAGTCAGTGATTCAGGGGAGGCTCCATGCTTGCCGGCCATCCTCAGGACGGCGTTCTCTACCTTGGTCGCCTTGGCCTCCTGCCGGGCAGCGTCTCGCTCCTCGGCGGCGGTCTTGGCTGCGGCTGCTGGGTCGTCATCATCCTTCATACCTAAAGCCTTGGCGATGGCGTCCATTGTCTCTTGCCGTGTCTGTTCAGCCGTTGATGCCTTGGTCCGGTTGGAGGCCGCCTCTGTGCGCAGATCCTTGATCATCTTCTGCGTCCAGTCAGGTAGGCTGCCAACCTCTTGCGGCTCCGACGGGTCTACCGTCGGCTCTGCTACGGGTTCAGGTTCGGGTTCGGGGGTGGGTTCTGTAGGTGTCGGTTCGTCAGTCATGTGAGCAACCTCCTGGGCTGCGTGGTGGTCCCCGGCGTCCGGCCAAGGCATGATAAAGGCGCGGGTGCGCCGTTGTAGCCTAGATTGCGCGTCCTATCTGCTCGCGGTACGGCAAGCGACGTAAGTCATTGGCGTCTACGTGCTCGCGGAGTTGCGCTTGGGTATTCCGTATCTTAGCCCGTGCCTTCTTCTTCGCTTGGTCGTCTAGGCCCGCTGCCTCCAACCGCTTCTGCTCCCGGATCTTGCGTTCCAGTCTGCGCTGCTTCTGTCCGGCCTTGTAACTTTCCGGGTCCGCGGTCTCACCACGAGGCTTGGTGAAGCCCTCCTGGTAGAGCGATGACGAGTGGCGACAGTTGGCGTGCCACAGTCCGCCCGCTCTCGCGGTGGCCAATGGCGGGTACTTGGGGTCCGTGCCGCTGAGGGAGAACACCTTGCCCTCGAACGGTCTGCACAGCGGACACTCCCGAGGAGCATCGCTGATGATGACCAGGTCCTGCCCGTTCTCCACCAGCTTATCCTGGTGACCCTGCACCGCTGCGTTCGCCGTGCCAGTGCGCATCGCCATCTCGGTGTATGAGGTCAGGTTCCAACCGCGTCCGGCACGGTCCACGAAGCCGGTGATGCCCTTCTGCGCGAACTGGTTCATGGCTACTTGTGCGGCCTGCCGTCTGGTCTGGGCGCCAGTCAGTACTTGCCCCGCTGTATCGGATATCACCGAGCGGTAGGTGTCCATCGTGCTTCGCAGGATACGTGGCCCGGTTGCCTTCAGCCCTGTAATCGTCTCAGCTGCCAACGCCTCTACCGCTCCCAGCCCAGGGACCGCACTCTCGATGGCTGTCGTGCCCAGTGTCTTTGCTAACTCTGCCGCTGCAGCTGAGCCACCCCGGTTGTATGCCTTGGTGATGTCCAAGGTTGCCTGTGCTGCTGCCTTCTCGCCGAGCTGGTCTATGAGTCTCGCGTTCTGATGGGTGAGGTACTGGACCTCTGAGAGCTTCTTCTCCGCCCAGCCTGGTGAGTCCAGACCCTTGGCCAGGTTACGGGCTATGCGCTCCGTGAGTGTGCGCTCAGCCTCGGCATACATGGCCACCACATCGACGGACAGGTTCTCAGCGAGGGCTGGTGATACCGCCATTACGC